GTGATGCGCAGGAACGCCGCCTCGCCGTCGGGCATCCACTCCAGGTCGTTCGCGATCTGCGACCACCGCCGCTTGTAGAAGCGCGGGCCAGGCACGTCGAAGACTTGAATCGAGCCGTCCACGTACAGCTCGACGAGCGGGCCGATGTGCGCGTCCTCGTAGTCAGGGGGAAAGCGGTTCGGGCACAGCGCGCCGACCTGCACGATCGTCACGCCGTCGATGTACCACACTTGATGCCGGTGCCAGTCGCCCGAGAACACGTGCGTGATGTCGTGCTGCTTGGCGATCTTGGCGAGCTGCTCGACGTAGATCGCACCAGACGAGTTCGCAAGGTACAGCGGCGTACCTTGGTCGGCGATGCCTGCATGCATCACAAGCACGCGCGGCCTCCAGTGGTTGAGAACCGTCCGGTTAGCGCTGCACTGTTCAGCGAGGGTCTTCGGTAGCCACTCCATGATCGGGCCGTGCCGAAAGGGCATGAACAACGTCGCTACGCCGTTGGTGTGGAACCACCCTGGAGAGCTGTGCACGTGCCGATCCAAGGAAGGTTCACTCACGGGCGCGAGTGCGTGGTGGTCTTCGCCTGGTCCCGCCTGATCGTGATTGCCGAGCAGGAAGTGCACTCGAGACAGGTTGTCGAACGCGCGCTGCGTCTTGTAGACCAACCAGGGCTCAGGCGTAGAGCGGTTGAACAAATCGCCGCACACGTTCACGGCCGTTGTCTTGGTGCGGTAGCGCCCGACTGCGCGCTCGATCGCGTTGAACACCATTTCCGCGCGCAGGTTGATCCCGTCAACTATCGGGCCGCCGAAGCGGGCGTAGTTGTCCACGTGCACGTCGGCGATGAACACCGCAGCGGGGTCGTTCACTTGTCGAGCCCCCACTGCTGCAGCGCAGCCTCGGTGAAACGGTAGAGCACGCGGCGTTTGTCGCCCGTTAGCGCGAGAGCCTCTTCCTTAGAGAGATTCTCCACCAGCCCGTCCTCGCGCAGACGCTTGATACGCAAGCGTGCCCACTCAATCGCGTCGTGGCCTTGCCGGTTCCAGTGCAAGCGCATCACGTCCTCGGTCGTGAAACATCGCTCTTTCTTGCGCCGGTACATCGACTTCGCGACCTCCTCGCTCTTGACGTAGATGCGGTTCACGGCGGCCTCACTGCATAGAAATCATCGGACGGAGAACATCGACACACACCCCCGGTGGGTAGAAGTGCTCGGCACCGAATTCGTCTTCGATGACAACCCACGACTTCTGAAAGGAGACTTTCTTGACGGTAATGAAGCCGCTGAAGGGACAAGACACGTAGTCGTCCTCGCGGAGATCATTCGGCGCGGACTTGATGTGTCGTTCGCAAGGAACGCGAACGGTACCGTCTTCCGACGCAGTGACGAGGATGACTTCGGGTGGGGTGTTCATGCGGTGATGCTCTCCAGCAGCGTAGCGAGCAACTCGGGGTTTTCCGCAAGATGCTGCTTCGCTTTCTCCCGTCCTTGACCGATCCTGGTGCCATCTGCGAGAGAGAACCACGATCCAGTCTGAACGATGAGCTTCTTCGAAAGGGCGTGGTCGAGGACTTCGCCGGGCAGACTCACGCCGCGGCCGAACTCGATCTCGAACTCAGCCTCTCGAAACGGTGCGGCGCACTTGTTCTTGACCACCTTGGCCTTGGTGGTGTTGGACACCGCTTCGCCGCCGGCGCTCTCGGAGCCCGTGCGAACGATGCGCATGCGGATGCTGGCGTAGAACTTGAGACTGTTGCCTCCCGCCGTCGTTTCTGGGTTGCCGTAGCCGCCGATCTTGGAGCGTGTCTGATTGATGAAGATCAGCAGCGTGTCGGTGACCGACACCGCGGCCACCAGCTTCCGCAGACCCTTGCTCATCAGCCGCGCCTGCATACCGGGCTGCATGTCTTCCATGGCGCCCTCGAGTTCGGCCTTGGGCGTCAAGGCCGCCACGCTATCCACGACCACGACGGCGCACTTGCCGGAACGCACGAGGCGGTCGCAAACCTCGAGAGCCTGCTCGCCGAAGTCAGGCTGGCTGACCAAAAGTGTTTTGAGGTCCACGCCAAGATTCTGGGCGTACTGCAGATCGAGCGCGTGCTCGGCGTCGATGAACGCACAACGGTGTCCCCGCTTCTGTGCGTTCGCGACAACCTGAAGCGCGATCGTGGTCTTGCCCGACGACTCGGGGCCGTACACCTCCACGATGCGTCCGCGTGGCAAACCTCCGATGCCAAGCGCGGCGTCGAGATTCAGCGAGCCCGTGCTGAATACTTCGTAGGCGGGTGGCGTACCCTCGAGACACATGATCGTACCGGAGCCGAACTCCGCGTTGATCTTGTCGAGGATGTCAGCATCAGCGTCGGTGTCGTTGTTCTTCTTCTTCGCCACGGTGGTCACTTGGCCTGTGAAGGCGGGCGGCGTGTCTGCCGCCCGCCTTCAGGGAGGGAGGAGGAGTATGGTCGAATGCGAGTGAAGAATCAGTAGGCGTCGTCGTCTTCGTCCGCGACCTTGTCCGCGTCGTGAACGGCCTGCGAGGAACGCAAGGCAGGACGCTTCTCGGTGACTGTGGGGGCGCCACTCACCGTCCCGAACTTCTCCAAGATCGTGTCGTAGTCGAGCACCTTGGTGAAGCTCTTGAGGTCGGGCAGATCCGAGACCCAGCCCTCGAGCTTCTTCATGTCGTGCGTGATCGGACCCTGCTCCCCGAGATCTGTTTGGTACTCGGTCGAGATCCCTTGCCCGACGCGCTCGATCACGATGTCGAAGCCGTGCTCGAAGTCGGTGTAGTCCTTTCCGAGCTTTTCGCGGAAGTGACGCAGGCGGGTCTTGATGGTCGAGCCGAACGCGAACATCTGGACGCCCTTGTCCATCTCGTCGCGGTCGATCGCGAACGAGATGTTCCTCTGCGACGCCCAGAACTCCTTGGAGAGCTTCTCGTCTGCCGGGTTGCCGGTGGCCTTGAGCTTGTCCGCCTTCTCACAGGCGGGGCAGCGAAGGTTCTCCATGCGGCGCGGGCAGTTGAACACGACCTGCGTGTTGCCCGGTCCTTTGATGAAGTGCTGGAAGATCGTCACCCAGGGTTCGGGCATGCCGATCATCGGCGGCAGCAGCCGGACGATGTTGGTGCCCGGCTTGAGCTTGAGCCAGCCGGCGCCCTGCTCCTCGCTGCGCGCCTTGCGTGCGGCCTCGGGTGTGTAGGAAGTGAACTTTTGGAGTTGACTCATGTGTGCGTCTCGAGGGTTGATGGGGTACTGGTCACGATCACTGGGTACGATGCAGGACACCGAACTCGCGCATCTGTGCGCGAGCGAGGAGTTCAAGCATACGGTCCTTCTTGTCCAGGGTCTTCAGCGCGAGCTTGGATCGCTCCACGGTGGTCTCGGCAGCGTCGGCCGCTTGCTTGGCCTCTCGCCAGCGAGAACTTGCGCGCACCGCCGACTCGATCTTCTTCTCCGTAGTCTTCTCGCCCGTGATCTCGGCGGTCTTTCGGATCGTGAGATCCAACTCGGCCTCGATCGTGTCGAGCGCAGACTTGGCGCTGTTGAGCGCCGTGAGAGCACGAAGAAGAACGTCGTTCACTCGGCCGTAGACCTGTGCGAAGCGCTCGACCTCACCGAAGATGTCGGTGGTGTTGACCGTGCCGATCGATTCGAGAATCTCGGGGTCGTGTTCGTTGTCGATGTTGAAGTCGTCGTCCATCGACACCCCCTTTACCGAAACGGGGCTACTTTGGTCACGCTTGAACTCGCCGCGCCAGTGCGTCGAGCTTCGCTAGCCACGCAACTTGATCATCGCCCATCGCGTCCGCGATGTCCTTGTCGCCAGCGAGCACGTGCAGCGTCTCGTCGTCCGTCAGCCAGTCGCGTCGAGCCGCGGCGTACAGGGTCACGGCCTGCATAGGGTAGAGCGTGCCCCACGTGGTGCCGATGTCCACGTCAGCGACGAGCGGCACCTCGTTCGCGGGCCAGGACTCCATGATGGCTTTCACGTTGCCGGCGACCTCGAGCGCCCACTCGTCGGGCACCTCAAGGATGATCGAGTCGTGCACCGTGTTGACCACGCGCGCGGGCACGCCATCGCCGACGATCCACTGCACGACGGCGACGAGCGTGCGGAGCATGAAGTCGGACGCGGTTCCCTGAATCGGGGTGTTCACTGCGCCGTTGCGCGCGACGGACTGCTGCTTGCCGTCGGGCTCGGCGATCTGCCACAGCTGGCGACACCGCGCCTTCTCCAAGCCGGGCAGCGTCAGATACGTCCACGCGGTGCCGTTCTTGAGCGTGTGCCTGCGGCACTCGTCCATCCAGCGCGTGAGCGTAGGGAACGCGCCGAGCACCGAGTCGTAGATGAACTGCGCCCGCGCGTAGTCTACGCCGAGATCCTTCGACAGAGATGCAGGTGTCTTGCCGTAGAGCACGCCGAACACCACCGTCTTCGCGCTGCGTCGCTGTTCCTTGGTGACCTGATGCTCGGGCACGCCGAACGCCTTGCTGGCCGTGCGACGGTGAACGTCCGCGCCGTCAAGGTACGCCTGAATCAGACCGGGCTCGGATGACAGCGCGGCTGCGATACGCACCTCTAGCTGCGAGTAGTCGAGCTGCAACAGCACGTGTCCAGGTGGCGCGTTGAAGATCACCTTCGCCATCTTCGCGAACTCGCCGGTGGACGGGATGTTTTGCAGGTTCGGGTTGCTCGAACTCATACGGCCCGACCGCGCGCCTGCGATGTTGAGCGACGTGCGAATGCGGCCGTCATCACGAATGTGCGGGAGCAGGCCGGTGACGTACGTGCTGAGCAGCTTGGTGATCTTCGCGTGGTCGAGCAAGTGCGGGATCACCTCGTGGCGGTTTCGCAGCTTTTCAAGCGACGCCGCGTTCACGCGCGCACTGCCCTTGTCGGTGATTTCTTGCACCGGCAGACCAAGCTCGTCGAACAGGTACTCGGCGAGCTGCTTCGGCAACTGCACGTCTATGGTGCAGCCGAGCGCGCGCAAGTTGGCGAGCGCTGAGTCGCGCCGCGGCTCGAGCATGCGACCGAACGCGCGAGCCGCGGCCGGGTCGGCGCTCATGCCCCACGATTCGATCTGCGCGACGGCCTCGGTGACGGGGAGGTGCAGCACGTCGCGTACACGCGACAGGCTCTCGGACTTCGCGACGATCGGCCGGTACTTCGCGGCGAGCCTCGCGGTCGCCACAGTGTCGAGCGCACAGTATCGCTCGAGAATAGGACGCGGCACCAAGCCGTATGCGAAGGCGTCAACGTCCACGTCTGGATACTGCACCGCAGCTGCGAGAGCGGGCCGTGTCGCGCCGGGCAAGCGGGCTTGCTTTGGGTTTGCACGTGCGCGCGTGATCGCTTGCCGTGCGGCATCGAGTGCTGCCTTGTTCTCGTCCTTGTGGCCGCCCATGCCGACGTGGTGATCGGCGTGATCGAGCGCGGCCTTCGACTCGGTGTCGATGGTGCGCACGGTCAGCATCGTGTCGAACGCGGCGCCGCGCACTTGCAGTACGCCGCGTGCGTCGAGCAAGCGCAGCCCGTGTGCGACGGCCTCGAAGTCGAACTTGAGGTTGTGGCCGATCTTGCCCACGCTCGCATCAGCGAGCACCTCGCGCAGCGGATCGCACGTCGCAGGGTTCTTCAACGCCTCGGGCGTCCACAGGTACGCGCGCGCGGTATTGTTCATCGGTGTGGCCGTCAGGCACAGCACCTCGAAGTACATGCTGCCCGCTCGCCCCGCTGTCTCCGTGTCGTACGCCAACGAGCCAGCGCCGCGCAGATCGTCCGCGGCCACACGCGCATCGTAGGGCGTCTCGATCTCGAGGATCTCGCCGTCCCACGGCGGCAGGTCGGGCAGCGGGCCGGTGAGCGCCCACTCCAGATCGCGCTTCCATCGCTCGAGCAGAAAGCGGTTCGGTGTGACGCGCCGCGCCGCGTGGAGCATGTAGACGGGCGTGCCATCGCTGAGGTAGCCGTAGCCTCGCCGACCGAGTTGCACAGAGTCGCACGTCGAGCCGAGCACAGCCTGGTACGCGCGCTTGCCAAGGCACACGATGCGCGACGGCTTGATCTCGTCGATCAGCCCGCGCGTGTACGGGCGGCACGCATCGACCATGCGATCGGTGACGTTGCGGCTCTTCGGCGCGCACCGCAGCGCGGTGGCGTACACGATCGACTTCGAGGTCGCCTGCTCTACGATCTCGCGAAGCATCGAGTTTGGGCCAGCACTCACTGGGCGTCGCGCATCGTCCTCGGCGTCGGTAGGAAAATCACCTAGCACAAGGACGGCGCCGGTGAAGCCCTTTCCGCGGTCTACCGCGTCGGCAGGCATGCACACGGTTCTCACACCCGCGTTGAGGCGACAGCGCGTGCACGTGCTGTCGAGATCCGCGATCGGTTGAACCTTCTCGATGACCGCGCGCGTGTCTTGGTACAGCGGGAGTGTCTTCATAGGCCCTTCACGAGATCAACGAGCGAGATGCCGAGCACGTCGGCGATCTCGATGGCGCGCACGAGCGACACGTCCTTGGTGCCCGCTTCGACACCTCGGATGTAGGACTCGTGCGCGCCTGCAACGAGCTGCGCCACCTCGCGCTGTGTCATGCCTGCACGCTGCCGCGCTTCTCTCACGTTGTCCGCGATCACACGCCGCATGTACTTGCGCAACACCGCGCGGGTGGCGTTGTCCTTGATCACCCGACACCCATGACCGTGAGGGTAGACATCACACGGCGGCGCACCGCCTCCTCGTCCTTGCTGTTGGCGAACGCCTTGGCTCCCTGCTCCTTGAGCCGCAGGCACTCCACAACGATGTCGTCACGCTGCCGCACCCCGTTGTCGATCAGGTACTGCACCACGTCGCGCGTCATCTGCGACGCCATCACCTCGGGCGGAGGCGGCGGCAGTGAAGTGTCGTTCGCCGAGACTTCACCCTCGAGCTCCTGCGCCTCCGGTTCAGGTGAAGGCTCAGGTGCGGGTGCGGGAGCCACGCCCTCGATGCGCGCAACCTCCTTGCCCTTCGCATCGAGCTTGATGTGCCAGCCGTCAGCGCGAACGATCATGCGCCCACCGTCGCCGTGATCGATGTGCTTGACGATGCGCACGTCCTCGTGGGTCTCGCCCGTTTCGGGGAGCTTCGGGCGGGCGTACTCCTCGAGACGGGGCGGCGGCTTTTTAGGGCCGCGGCTGCGGGGCGGTAGCACCGGCTGTTCTCGCACCGCAGGTGGCTCTGGGAGCGGCGGCATCTTGGGGGTGGGTTCGGGCGGCGCCTCCTCGGGCGCGTGCATCTCCGTGGCCTCGGCGCTCTCGAGCGTGGTGTCGGGGGCCGCGGCGGGCGCGGAGTCGGGCGCGGAGTCGGGCGCGGAGTCGGGCGCGCTCGGCTTGTGCGCGATCGGCGCAGGGGAAGTCGTCTTCACGTTCTCGGGCTGCGCGGCCGGCGCAGAAACGGGCTGCGCGTGGCGCTCGGGGCGCGCCACGGGGGCGGGCGCGGCTGCGACCTGCTGCACGAGCCGTGCGAGGTGTTCGCGGTCGGCGGCCTCGAGCGCGATGCAAGCGAGTCGCGCTTCGCTCGGCGTGAGCCCCTCGATGGTGAGCCCGTTGATTGCGTCGTAGCGCACACGGTGCGCGCGCTCGAACATGTTGGTGATGGCGGTGAACGACTCGATGATCTGCACTTGGTCCTCGGTTGGCTTACAGGGTCGCGGCCACGGCAGCGACTTCGCTGCGCAGCCAGTCAGGGTCTACGGAGTTGGGATCTTCGCCAGCGGGCAGCCGCACGTAGCCAGCATGCACGTGTTGGAGTTGAAGGCGATATGCGTGGGAGCGCGCTTCCTCCCACGCATCGCCGTCGAGACAGATGACGAGCTTCTTGCTCGGGCCGCGCCTCAGCTCGTGCCCACCGTGCACGAAGCGATGTGCACCAAAGCGCGAAACGATCATGTCAAGGTGTGCGCCCGTTGGCTTGCCCAGCGTCGCCACAACGTGCGGCAAGTACCACACCGCGTCGAGCACACCCTCAACGAGCATCGTCACAGACGAGGTGTCATTAGCAGCACCGCATCCGTCCCAGTTGTAGATGCGGCGCGGCATGTTGCGTGGGTACAGCACCTTCGGGCCGCCGCTGAGCACGATCTCGTGCGAGTACGCTCGCGCAGTGAAGCCCCACCACACGCCCGCCGCATCCTTGTGCGGAAGAATCACGCGCCCAGCGTAGCGGCCGGTCACAGCCACGTGCATGTCAGCACGCTCTTGGTGCTCACGTGTGAAGCCGCGCCGTGCGAGGTACGCACGCGCCTCCGCGAGTGCTTCGGATGCCATACCCTCGTCGGTGTATGTGGGAAAGTAGTCCGACGGATCGCCGAGGTCCGGCCTGATCTCGTCGTCGGCGGTTTGTTCCTGAGTGCGAGGGGTATTCGCAAGCTGCTGCACGCGGCCGTGCGCGTGACACCGGAAGCAACGGAAGCCACCTGAGTCCAGCTTGACGCCAAGCGACTGGCGGCGGTCCGCGCTCTTGCCTCGCGTCTCGCACAGCGGGCAGTCCACACGCACCCAGCCAGTGAAGCTGGGGCGCTTGCCTCGCACGGCGTCGAGGATCAGCTCGTCACGAGAAGATGCCAAGGTCGCCGTCTCCCTTCAGAAGTGCGTCTTCGACCTCGATGCCGTAGGCGGCCGAGCGCACGTAGCACCCAAACTCGAAACCATTGGGCAGTGGACCTGCCTGCTTGCCTTCGCCCGGCCCGTTTCGCCACGCGAGGATCTTCGCACTCACGTTGTTGTTCTCGTCAGGTGTGCGAGTGATCCCGATCATGCCGTCCGTGACCCGCACCTTGTGCTGCGAGTCGGCGCAGTGATTCGCAGTCGGCATCTCCCCGATCGCGATGCGTTGCGCCTGCGAGGCGGACCACGCCCAGCTGTTGCTGTCGAGCGCCCACAAGCGGATGCCCTCGTACACGTCTCGCATCTGCACGTACTCGGAGTCCGAGATGTTGCGGCCAATGAGCTTGTCCGCGTAGTCGATGACCAGAAGCTCGACACGCTTGCCGCGTCGGTCTTCCTCACGCCGCACCCAATCAAGAACGGCGCTCAGCGGAGTCTGGTGACCACCAAACTTGTGGACGGCGAGAAGCCCCATACCGCCGTCCTGCATGATCGACTCGTACCGCTCGAACGCAACGGACTTCTTGCCGTGCTGAAGGATGTCTTGATAGGGCGTGCCGGTGATGGTGCCTAGCACGCGCGCGCGCCACTTGATCTCGTCGAGCTCCAGCGTGGCGACGGCGACGTGTAGACCCCGGTACATGCCGATCGCGGCGTTCTGCACGAGCGCCATCGACTTGCCGATCTTTTGGCCCGCGAGCCAGAACACAAACTCGCCGCGCGCAGGACCACCGCCCGTTTCTGCGTCGAGTTCCTTGAACCCGGTGGGTAGGCGATCGACCGTGCCGAGGCGGTCAAGCTCCTGCGCGAAGTCGTCGAGCGTGGCGCCGTAGGAGGCATCGTCGCGCCCGATGCTCTCCACCGCCTCGAGCTTGCGTGCAACTTCGGTCATGTCCCCGCGTTCGGCGAACGTAACGAAGGCGCGGTCCATCACAGCCTCTTGCTGGACGCGCTTCACCACGTCCGACACGAGCTCGATCGTCACGTCCACATCAGGAAGCCCAGCGTCGATGCCGTCCATCAGGTAGTCGGCGCACGCCTCCAGGTGGGCGGACTTCACGCGACCTCGTTCATGCTCGGCACGGATGCGCTGCAGCACGACGGCCTCCGAGCCCGGCGCCTTGCCGGTCTTCTCGTAGATGTCGCACGCTGCCGTCACGAGAAGTTTCGCGGAGGGATTGCTGAAGCGCTCGGGGTCCAGGTGAGGCCCGATGCGGTTGAAGAAGCGCGTGCTCACGACAAGCAGCGCAGTCACCGCACACTCGAAGCGTGCATCGAAGGAGTACGGAGTGCTCACCAGATCCACTCTCCAGATGCCATGCGGCGGTAGAGGTCAGCCTCGATCTCGTGACGCTGTTCGTTTGCTTGCGCAAGAAGCTGTGCGTACACGTTGGAAGGCAAAGCGCTGTTCGCGACCTCCTCGGTATGATCTTCCCCGGAACGGGGCACGTTTGGCGACGCGGCTGCGCGTCGAGCATTCTCCCACAGCACGAGGAGCCGGACGTGGGCAGGCGTGAGGATGCGCTTCTCGAGCACGTCGTAGGACTCAACCTTGCGCCGGAACTGCTCGGCGTTCGCTTCCACCACTTTGCGTGAAAACACGTAGTCGATTTTCGGCGGCGCTGCTTTTCGGTCGCTCAAGTGATGTGCGACGACACGGAAAGCCGCAAAGGCGTAGGGGCTGTCGATCTTGCACTCCCAGAGTGCCGAGACGGCGCTCTTCATGCGGAAAGCAGATTTCGCATCGACACGCGGTTTCCTGCCGTAGTTCATCCAGCAGGCGGCTTTGTACGCTCGCACGAGCAAGCGCGCGTCTGCATCACGATCGCCGGAAAGCCGCGGCATGCGAGGTACGTGAACAGCCGGGCAAGTGTCTGCCGACGGGTAGGGCGGGAGCTTTCGTGAGTCGATCGCTCTCGGCAATCTTGCATTCTCGAAGAGAACTTCGAGCGGATGATTTTCACTCACGTGAACTCCTGAAAGTGCGCGGTCCGCGCAGCGGCTAGCGGAATGTTGGAGACGCGAAGCGTCTCCAACTTCCGCGTGGGATCTGTTGTTTGTATATATAAGGGTTTGGGAACCCCCCCGAGGGGGGTTTGGGAACCCCAGACCACGGAATCTTCGCCACTGTCCCGTGTCTCCATGCTGAAACGCCTCGTGCTCCCAGAGCAGTCCCGCATACCTCAAGCGCGTGAAATGCTTGAAGAGTGCACGTCGCGAGATGCCGATCTCCGCGGCGATCTGCTCAAGCGTCAGGCGTAGTCCACCATGTTCACAGATTTTTACCAGGGTATGGAAGACATCTTGAGTTCGTTTCGGTAGTGAGGTGAGTGCGGTCTTGGTCTCGTAGTTCACGTGCGTTGACTCTTGTTCACGATCTTGCTGATCTGTGCCTGCGTGACACCGTACTTCTCAGCGAGCGCTGTTTGTGTTTCGCCGTTGGTGTAGCGATTTGCCCACAGGTTTCGGATCTCTTCGACGGTCGCGTCTGAGAGTTTCGCGCTTCCGTGCTTGTCGCCGCGCTTCACCGTGCGGAACTCTGGGTCTGTAATCTTGAGGTACTCGTCGTTTGACAACACCACAAGATGTTCGGGATTCACGCAGAGTCTCTGCCCGCACGTCTGAAACACCCAGTGATCGTCTGGTACGGGCGTTCCCTGAATCTCCAAGGAAGCCCGATGTGCGTGAACTTGGTGCTTTCCGTCTTCACGCCGAACGACACCGAAGCCGCGGCGCACCGGACCGAGCCAGATCCAGCAGGACGCGCCGTCTTTCTTGACGCGCTTCCAGAACGCCTCGATCCACTTGATGCGCGTCATGGCAAGTCTTCAGACCGGAGTTTCCTTCACCGTGACTTCGTGGCCCACGCCCACGTACGCCTTGAAGCGCTCACGGGAGTGCCGTGCGTTCCAGCGGTTGCCGGTGTGGCCGGCATCCTTGTTGGGTTCGCGGTCCATGATGTCAAAGACGAAGAACTCGTCCTTGATGACCTCGCCAGTGATCTCGTTGCGTGCGATTCGCATACCGCGACCGATGCGCTGCAGCGTCGCGATCTCGGATTTTCCTCCGCACGCGATCACCATCGACTTCACCTCTGGGATGTCCGTGCCGGTCTGGAATACCACCGAACACACGATCACGTCGATCTTGCCGTGTCTCAAGCGCTCGATCGCCGCGTCGCGCTGCGCGGTTGCTTTTTCTCCCCACACGAACTCCACGCGCACGCCCGCCTCTTTGAGCATCTTGGTGAGTGCCTTACCGTGCGCCTTGTACTTCACGAACACGAGCCCCGGTTTCGGGGCCACCTTCGCGAGTGCGCACACCAACTTGTTGCGCTTCGCGCTGTTCACGATGAGCTCACGCTCGGCGTTCTGCCAGTCGCGCGCCTCGCTCGTCTGTTCGCACGTCACCATCTGGATGTGCGGGCGGCTGATGAAGCTGCGATCGATCAGCGTCTGCGTCGGCACCTTGTAGATCACCGAGCCGGTAGCTGCGATCGAGAACAACGACTTGCGGTCGCCACGCGCCAGAGGGGTGCCTGACACCCCGATGCGCCAGTACGCCGGAATCTGCTGCGCTGCGGCGTAGAATGTGTCTGCTGGAAGCGTGTGAACCTCGTCGAAGATCACGCACCCAACTGTGTTCACGTACTGTTGGAGCGGGCCGCCGGGGTAAAGGCGCTTCGCAAGGGTCTGGAAGGTGGCTGCCGTGAAGCCGTCACGCGGGTCAAAGCAGCCGTCGCCGATGCGCCCAGCCGTGAGGCCCGTGCGCTTCTCCCACCGGCGAGCGGCGTTGTGCATCAGGTCTGCCTCGGGCGCGATGAACAAGGTGTTCGTCTGGCCGAGTCGCAGCGCGATGCCGCAAGCGATTTCGGTCTTGCCGCCGCCCGTGGGCACGTCGAGGATGCCGCGCGTTCGGAACACGGCCGCGTCCACGGCCTCGCGCTGGAAGTCGTGGAGCCACGGCTCTCCAGCCGCGTTGATCAGCTGGGGCGGGAGCGCCTCTTCCCAGCTCAGCGGCTCACAGGGCTGTTCGCGCTTGTCGATGACCGAGATTAGGTCTCCGCGCTCGAGCGCGGCCTTCTTCACCTTGCGCGTGAGGCCGGCCGGGAACGTGCCGTCGGCGCGCAGGAGCGAGATGCGGCGACCCTCGCGTACACGAAGGTCACCATCACGCCCGCGTGTGAACTTCGACGCCTGATCCTCGAACGAGAGGAACTCGTGCAGCCACTCGCGCATGTCTTGCGACGCAAAGACGATGCGCGCATGGATGTTGCCGAGTTCGATCTGCATGTCTTCACTCTTCTGGAAGAGTCTCCTCGAAGACACTTCCTGAATCCAGGCCACGAACCTGGAGAGAGACGGGGCCAAGGTGCTCCAGAATGGAGACCCAGCGCACGTAGCGGCGGTAGCCTTCTCGGAAGCCATCGACTTTCCTTTCTTCGATCCAGCGGTAGATGGTGGACGGCGCAACGCCGATCTTGCGCGCGGCTTCTGCGACCAAGAGGTACCCCTTGGTGCGCATAGCGGGGTCAGTGAGATACGAGTGGCCGGACGACATGACTTGGACCTTTCAGATGGATGCGACCGCGAGAATGAGCCCCTGCGTAGGGTCTCCGTTGCCGAGTTTCTCCAGGGCCTCGCGAACCTGGACTCGCTTGCTGTCTGAGTCGAACTTGAAGCTCAGGGTGTAGAACTTTTCCTTGGCCGGCGCGGACGTGGTAGACGCGCCCGCGAGAAGTTCGTCCTCGTCCACGCCGCTCAGCGTCTCGAGCATCGCTTCGATTTCCCAGGACGCGAAGCCGGTGAGCGTGAGCGTGTTTTCGTCCACGCCAGTGTCGAGGAGCTGCTGAAGTTGCCGCCCGACTTCGGTGAGATCGAGCTGGCCGCGGATCTTGTTCATCGCGATGCGCAGGATCTCGGCGGCGTGAGGGTCTTCTGCGACCACCGCCGGAACTTGCGCGAGCCCGATCTCTGCGGCGGCTTTCGCGCGGTGCACCCCATCCACGACGACGTAGCTGCCGCGGTCCTCGAGGACAAGGATGGGCTGGAGGAAGCCGTACTTCTTGATGCCCGCCACGAGTGCTTCGTACTCGTTGGGGTCCATCACGTTCGGATTCTTGGTGGGCAGATGCTTGAGATCGGCCACCGAGACGGAGGTGAGCTTGATGTTCTTGGTCATGCGTGAGCCTCGCGCGCCATCCGGTAAAGGCGCTGGTCGCCGAGCAGGCGGTTCTTTACCTTTCGCACAACTCTGTATAAGAGTCGAGCGTGTTCGCCGTCTTTCGCGATGTCGCGCACGTCGCACAGGCCCAGCGCGACCGCGAGGGCTGCCTCGCCTTCGGGCTCCCGCGTTGCGATGGCCTCCATCCGCGCGCGGATCGCGCGCATGTTGATCACGTGCTCGAAGGCGGCTTCGGGAGCGTGCTGCACGGAGGCGTCCAGCGCGGGTGTGGCGCGCGTTTCGCGCAGCATCCTCACCTCGTCGTTCGATCGGGTGGACACCGGCGAGAGTGCTCTGGTGATCGTGCCGCTGAGGCGCTTCACTGCGCAGGAGTACAGAAACCCCTCGAGCGAGCCCTTGTCGGGGTCATACCCATCGATGGCCATGTGCATCGCCACGATGGCGTCTTGGTACATGTCGTCGAAAGAGTAGGACCGGATGCCTCGCCGTCGCCACGCCGCCGCGACTTGCGTGGCGACGCGGTGCTGGACCTCGAACGTGAGAGCCGTCACCTGCTACCTCCAAACTTGAGGCGCAGCCAGGCGACGACGGCCGCCAGGCTGAACGCGAGTGACGCCACCATCGGCTCCAGCCACCCACCGCAGGCGCACCCGATCACTGGGCCGCCTCCTTGAGCAGGGCCGTCTGCACGGCGTTCATCTGCTGCATCTCGATCTGCTCGCGGATGGGGGCGAGTTTCTTGCTCGCGACTGCCCCGAGAAGTTCCTCGTACCGGGAGAGCTTTTCGAGCATCTCCTTGGCGGCGGCGCTCTTGGTCTCCAGCGCGCGCGGTCCGAGATCGTCCGCCACGATGGCTTCTTGCAGCGCGTTGGTGAAGTTGTCGCACTCGTCAATGAGTGCCTGCAAGATGGCGTCGAGCGCCTCCTCGCTGTTCATCGCTGGGACCATGTAGACCTTGCACGCGGTGTGGGCGTGCAGGGCGTCGGCTCGTCGGCGCCACTCGTCGATCTGGTGGCGCGGGATGAAGTACACACCGCCGGTATCGCGCATCGCGATACCGTCGCAGCGGGACATCTGCTTGATCAGCCACGAACTCACGTCCGTGGTGTCCACGTGGTCGATGTGGTGCCAGTAGTTCTTGAGGATGGCGGCGGTGTCCCACTGCGCACCGTGCTCCTCGTCGGCCTCGAACTTGGGCACGCCTGTCATGGGAAGCGTGGCCTTCAGCCCGACCTCGAAGGAGGGGCCGCCGCCTTCACCGCTGATCTGGCGCACGAGGTAGAAGCCGCCGTCGCCGAACTTGCCGGTGCGCATGAACGTGTCAGGGCCACAGAGATCGAGCAGCGCTCGACGCAGAGCACGTCGTGGCGTGGGGAGGTTCACGAGGTCCGCGTCTTCCAGGCCGGAAGCCTGAAGCGCGGTGTTGAGGAAGTCTCCGTTCACGGAGCCGCTGAGCCGCCAGTACACGATGGCACCTGCCAGGTCTTCGTTCTTGCTGTCGATTGCGATGATCACGGTTTGCTCGTTTCGTGGTTCGTTGTCTGTTCTCAGATTCGCAGTAGGATGCGCGAGAACCTCGCGCGCCCTACTGCGCCCCTGAGCGGGGCGCGGAGCCTCAGCCTTGAGTGGCTTCGAGCTCCTTGGCCGCCACGAAGAAGCGCTGCCCCTCCGTGGACTCGACCAAGATGTGCGTGTCTCGGCGGGAGACGACGCGCATGTTCATCACGTCCGCGGTCATCGCGGCGTAGATGTCGCGGAACTTCTCCTTCACCTGGACCATCGAGCCAGGCGAGAAGTCGGGCCGCACCGGGCCGCGGCGGATGAGCATCACCTCGGGCGGGAGGTACTCGTAGCGCTCGGCGACCTCCTCCATCTTCTGGGCGACCTCCTCGACGAGCATGACCAGCTTGGTCACGTCACCGTCGTCGGTGTCGTTCTTTTCCCAGCGCTTGAGGAAGTACATGTCGCGCTCGATCTGGGAGACGCGGCGGCGCCAGGCGGTCGCGCGGCGGATGTTCGCGGGGATCTTGCTGTCCTCGCCGTCATCGTCGGCGGAGTTGGTGTTGGAGGAAAGGTTGGTGGCGGTGTTCGTAGTCATGGTGTTTGCGTCGGCGGGTTGCTGCCTCCCCGCAACTATAACGCAACCCGCATAACCTTGCAATAGGAAAATCACGCGCGCGTGATTTCCCTTGGGGCCACCATCTTTGCTTGCTTTCGCGGGCAATATATACGGTGCGGAAGCGCAGTGCAGTAGGGGGGGAGAGCGTGAAAAACGGGAGGAGGGGGGGAGGTCTTACAG